AAAGTCTGCACGTCTGACAGCTTCATTTCGCGCCTCAACGTTCAATTCCGCAAATCGCCTCGACATGCAAAAAAGCGTATGACTTTTTGTGCGTATCTGTCAACTGATCCGTTGACCGAGGCGGAAGAAATGTGTAGAGTGATTTGCATTGGATAGGAGAGACGGACATGATCTTGCACACATGGGGCGCAACGTTCACGGTCAACGGCAAGCTGGAACGCCTCGGCGGCACCGATCCTATGCACCTTTCTGGCAAGCCCACAGGGCATGACTTCGATACGATCAAGGCGTTCGCCTTTGAAAAGGCCGACAAGGCTTTCGGCAAAGGCCAGTGGAGCGCCGCCAAGATTTTTGACCGCCACGCTTGGCATGCGCGGCCTGCATCGGACTACGGTTGGACACGCTAGGAAAGGCCCGAGATCACGACAGCCGCTCGCATACAAGTGAAATGGGGTCGCGTGAAGGGGCTGTCCGCGCGATCCCGCAAACCTGTTACATGAGGCCGCCTATGTCGGAAGTGCGAACCATCCTGTGCGAAACGTGCGGCTCCGAGGGACGCATCTATCGCCAGCACGTCACCAACCCATACGAGGAATGCGACCACGGCGAGTGCCCCGACTGTCGCGGAACGGGCAAGGTTGAGATCGAGGTTTGTCCTGTCGCGATGACCGAGCCGAGCAATGGTCTGTGTAAGCACGGTTACGATGTAGACCGGGGCGTTCTGTGCCCCGTCTGCGATAGCTGAAGAAAGGCCCAGGGCTATGAAGTGGGAAGACGCAACCAGCTATTCGCGCGGATCGGAGCGAGTGCCTACGGCGTGGCAGACAAAGCCTTGCGATGATCTCCGCATCGTCGTGACGTGCGGTCACATCTATCACCCCGGCGAGTGGGTCATGCACTGCCAGCCGTGGTTCAGCACCTATCCCTTGGGCGGCGTCAAAACAGCCGAGGAAGCACAGGAGCGCGCACTAGAATTGGTGACGAAAAAGGTGGCCGCTATGGCTGCCGCCCTGAGCGCATAGGAAAGGCCAATTTGATGTGGCAGCCAATCGAGACGGCACCGAAGGACAGGCTGATCATAGTATGGGCGCCGCCGCGCGAGGGTTTGTCTGGGTTCGTAACGTGTTGCCAGTGGCACGAAGACGCCGGATTTTGCGTTGATGAAATTCGCGTTCCAACGCACTGGCAGCCGATGCCGCTGCCACCTACGGACCAATAGTGAAGAAAGGCCGCCTATGCCGGTAACAGCAAAAGAGACTGACGACGCGCTTGTAGCTACGGAGCTTGCGCGTCAGAAGCTCCGCACCGAAGTTGAGTACGTGAGACGCGAACTGGCCAATCCCCGTGCTGGATGGGAGCCAAAGGAAGTCATGAAATGGGCGGCCGGAAAACTGGATGCCGCGATGAAGATCGAACCAGAGCAATAGGGGCGCGATGCTATGGAAGACAACTCAATGCGCTACTGCCTGCTCCGGGTTAAGGGAGGCGGAGCCGTTGTCGGATGGGTGATCGGCAACAGCGCAGACTATATCTGCTCGCGCTTTCCGAACGTGTCAAACCGACACGTTATCATGGAAAAAATCAGGAAGATCGAGGTCGAGAAGCGAGGCGGCCAGCATAGCCTAGGGCAGGGGTTTGTTTTGCTCACGGACATTAACGACGAAGCATCAACAGAATAGGCCGGCTTCCGATTGGGTCAAAAACTACCCCTTTCGTCCCACGTTGACGAACGCCCGAAAATCAAGGCTTTGTTGTGGGACGTAAAGGCGGGACGCATTCGAGCTCAATTTCGGGGGATCAGATGAAGCGCATAGGCTACGCCCGAGTGTCGACGATCGAACAGAACCTCGATCGTCAGATCGGCGCCCTCAAGGGCGAGAAATGCGATCGGATCTTCGCCGAGAAGGCATCAGGCAAGGACACCGCGAACCGGCCGCAGCTCGCGAAGGCGATCGATGCGCTCGGCAAGGGCGACTTGCTGATCGTCGCCGAGTGGGACCGCGCAACGCGATCGATGAATGACGGCCTCAAGATCCTTGAACGTATCGCCGATCGCGGCGCTATGGTGAAGGTGCTTGATCGGGCCTATCTCGATCTGACGACGCCGATCGGCCGCGGGATCATGGCCCTGCTCTCCGCAATGGCCGAGGACGAGCGTCAGAGGATCGTCAGGCGCGGCAAGCAGGGCATGGCGTATGCCTTAGCCCGTGGCGTCAAATTCGGCCGCCGGCCGAAGCTGGACGCGCACCAGCAGGCCGAGGCCCGGAAGATGATCGCGGCCGGGCAGTCGCACCGGCAAGTCGGGAAAACGTTCGGCGTATCGCACAAGGTAATCGGGAGGCTCGCATAGTGCTCCGTCCCGGTTGGACAAAGCGCGTTGCCCTTCGGTTCGTGCCGGCGCCGATTACGATTACGCTCGTTCTGTTGCGCGTGGCCGGCGCCGTCGTCTGCTACTGGCTGGCCAGGGTGACACCGGAGCCGGCCGCCCACGTCTTCAACATCGCGTCGCACGCGTTCGCGATCCTCGCCTTTATGCTCGCGTTCGGGACCGCCGAGAAGGCTTTCGCAATTCACGTCTACTATGCAATTCTGAAAATCGGGGGAGAACGATGGTCTACGCCTGCAAACAAGTCGCCCGCAGAATAGGTGCGCCGAAGCTGTGGCCGCTGATGGTGCCGGCCTATGCCGCGCTGTTCGTTGTGGCGCTGCCGATCACCATTGCCCGGCGGATCGCCTACCCGGCGACAAAGGCCGCCCAATCCCGGCCGACCCAATAGGCTACGCGCACGACGCCGACGAGCACCGCGACCCGGAGAGCCCAGCAAGAAACCGTCATCCAATCTAGTGTCCGAGCACGACCCTGATCGTCTCGCCTATCACCTTGCCCAGCTTGTCGGGCGCTGCGTTCGTCGCCGCCCCGATGATCGTCAGAAACGCGAGAATGCCCCACCGCTTCGCGAGCCTGATCGCCGCCGCGATTAGGCCCTCGATCTTCTCGACGCGGCCAGTCAGAGAGCGAATATCCCGTTCCCGGCCTTCCATCCACCGGCCCAAAGTCAAAGGGTCGATCGACCGCGTGTCCGTAGCGTGTGGCATTCATCGTCGAGCCCCCTAGCTTATAGGTTTGCCGACAGGGCAATCGTCCTGATACACGATTGGCTTGCCTGCCTTCACGCTGGCGAAGCGACTATTGTGTTGAATGATCTGTTCCCGCGTCTTGCCGCTCGCCTCGTCGCATTTCCACGCGATAGGGCGCCATGGCCTTAGATCTGAGACGGGGACAGGCTTCTCACTTGCGCATGCGGTTAGGGTCAGGCCGACCAGGCTTGCCAGCAGCCACGCCTTCGGCGGCAGCGTCCGCGATCTTTGCATCTTCGTTCGCTTTCTTCTCGACCTTATCGGCCATCTGCAACTCGCCCGACTTCACGCCCGAATAGTGCTGATATTTGCCGTAGCCCTTGAGCCCGCCATAACCGGCGAGTGCCGCCAGAATGAGCATCAGCGTCGGGCTCGTTCTGATGGCCAACCAAATTGCCGCGATCATGCTGCACCCCCGCTTGGCGTATAGCGCCCTTCCTCGTAGTCCTGATGGTTTAGCGCGCTGATGATCTTGAACGCGGCGAAGCCAACAGCCGCAGAAACCATTGCAAACTCCCATCCGTATTCCGAGATGAAGCTGTGCGCCGTTTCGAGCGCGCCGAACGGATCGCTTATCAGGCCCTCGATCTTTGCTTTGATGGCGACGAACAACGCATAGAAAAACGCAGCAATGCCCATCCCCATCTTTGACGTTTTTTCCTTGCGAGAGCCGCTAGGCCCTTCGCTCGGAGTGTCTACCGTCTGCGGCATTGTCGGCTCCGGCGCCTTTGTCACCGTCGTTGCTGGCTTCTGAAACAACGCGGCCTCGCGCGAGCGCCGAGAGACGAGGCCGGGCAGAACGCGACCGCCGCCCTTATTCCAAGCCGCGAACGCCTTCGCCGCGCCGTCGAAGTCCTTAGCGTTTACCCGCTGGAGGAGTGTCGACTTTGCCAGCGCGCCCGAGCCGCAGTTGTACGAGAAGCTGACAAGCGCATCGAATTGGTGCTGATTGATCTCGACCGTCACGAGGCGTGTAACGGCTGCCTCGTGCTTCGCCAGCTCGCGCATCAGGGCTTCCGTGGCTTGCGCCTCGGTCCACACGTCGCCTTCTTTGATGCCTTCGGTGCAGCCGTATCCGATGGTTAGAACATCGGCCGGACAGTAATAGGTTGTGCAGTCACCGTTTGGCAGGCGTCGGTGATACCCCTCGAAGCCCTTAACGAGACGAATGCCGTTGTCGGAAATCTTCATCGCATCCCCCTATGCGTATCCGTACAGCGCCCACTTGCCCGAGGCGATGTTTCCAGTTTCAAACAGAACCCGGATCGCGTCGGTATCTTGCGAGGCATTGCGGAAGCCGCCGCCGACGCTCATGCGAGCGGCGTCGCCCTCGTCGTAAGCAATCGTGTGCCAACTGGCTTTTGTTTTCGTGGTGGCGAAAGGATCATAAATCTCAATGTCTGCACAGACGCCTTCCACCGCGCCGTTTCCGACGCCGCCGATCATGGCCAGGTTCGATGCGCCAGATGATCCATCCGGCGTTGCTGCCGCGACGCGCGTTCTGTCATTGGTATACATATAGTCAGAGGCGCCGTCGTCGAAGGTGGAGCCCGCGTTGCTCGAAAACCGCATGCGCAATCCGACGTTATCGGTCGCCGGGACAAAATTTGTCGCCTTGAGACGGAAGCCGCGAAATGCGGAGTAGTTGGTCAAAACAATGTCGAGCGCTGCGACTGTCGATAGCGTGCCGGAGTCCAGCAGCGTGAGGCCGGGTGTTCCCCATGCAACGTTTTGGCCCGCGCCTCCCGTGCGGAGAAATTGCCCGGCAGTCCCCGCGCCGAGGCGTTCCCATCCCGACGCGCCGCGAAATAGAATGTCGCCTTGCGCCGCCGAGCCGATCCAGTCGAGGAATTGCGTTAGCGTGACTTCCTCGATATTGCCCGCGCCCGCTGTGTTCCGGCCGAGCATCCGCTTTGTTGCGGAAATCTGCTGTAACTTTGCATACGTCCATAAATTGTCCGGCGCCATGCCCACAGTAAGCGAGCCGGCTGCAATGCTGATCGGCGTCGAGAAAAGCATCCACTCGTCGGTTGCGAGGCGATAGACGGCGATGTACGGCGTCCCCTCGATCAAAACGCCAGCGCCCAGGGCTTGTCCGGTTTGAGCACGCAAAGGCTTTGCGCCGCGACTGTCGACGTTGAGCGTCGGATTTGCGCCGCTCGTCGCATGCGGAGTGAAGGCGATGTACAGGCCGTCAGTAAGAGGGTTCGGAAAACTCTGATACGACGTCAGGGTGTAGGCCGTATTGCTTCCGCCCGTCGCGATCGTGCCCCCAACGTCGTCGCGATATTTGGCGATTGCAGCCAGCAAAGCACGCGCCGAGTCGTTGATGGAGCTTGGCCCCTGCCCTTCGCGCCAATTCTGCGTGCTGTCCGCGTTGGCGTTGTCGGCCGCTGTGCGCGAAAATTTGTAGAGCGTCATAGCATCCTCGCTTTGAGCACGGACGCGATACGCTTCCGAGAGGGTCGAATGAACGGACTTTCGGGGCCGGTGCCATCGTTGGCCATGACCAGGCCGAGGACCGCCCGCTCGTCGTCGTTAGGTTGTTGCTGCGACTGCGGCTGTGCGCCGGCCTTCTGATCGGCTTCCGCGAGTAACCGTTTCGCATAGGCTTGCAGATCGCCAGGGTTGGCCGCTGGCTGGCGATCCGGGGCCGGCGCAGGGGAAGACGCCGGGTCGAGAGAACCGCCGCCAGCGGCCAATTGTTGCTGCCCAGGACCGAAGGCGCGAGAATGGGCAGAATTCCAGCCGGCATCGTCGAGCGGATAGACGCGACCGGCTTCCCATTGAGCCATAGATCGGACCAGAGGGACGGCCAGACGTGGGTCCTGCAATATTTCTCGCGTGAGAACCGTGTCTGGTGAAAGGCCGGTGTTCTTGGCGATGAAGTCGGCATAGGCGCCCGAGGCATTGCCGCCGCTCCACTTGGCAATAGCGTCGCGAAGCGGGAGGCCGGCATAGTTGCGGCTCAAGAGATCGAATTGCGCCGCCGCGCCGCTCTCCGCATCGGGAAAGACCGCGATTTTGTGTCCGCCGCCGATGACCTCATGGCCAGTCGAGCCGAAGCGCCGCGCAGAGGGGCCGGGATACATTGCGCCGGGGTTGCCATAGCGAATTGATGCGGGATCGGCCATCAGTCATCCCCCAGGATCTGCCGCAGAATTTCGACGAGCTGCGCCGGCTCCGCAGTCGCCAAGAGCTTCAATTGATCCGGCGACAACTCCGGCAAGGGCTTGGCTGCCGGCTCCGGCGTCAGACCGCGCGGCGCCCTATCCGGCGAGACGAGAGGCTGACCGTCCGGGCTTCGCTGAAAGCGCCACTTGAGCGCATCGAACAGCGCTTCACGGTCGCTGTACTGTTCGCCGCCCTGGTTGACGCGCGGCGACATGATGCGATCGAATTGCTTCCGAGGAGCTTCCGGCGTCGTGTCGAAGTAGTTCCCCGGTTTGACGTCTTTGGGCAGGATGCGCCCACCGTGGCCATCCTCGGGAGGAATGCGAACCTCGACGCGGCTTCCGGGCGCGCCCTTGGCTGCGTTCGGATCGCGCGCATGAACGTATGTGCTGCCCGTCGAAGCCGTCTGAATTTTCTCAATCGGCACGCCCGCGCGTTGCAGCCAGCTTATGACCTCGCGTGGAAGAACGCCGCCAGCGCCGAGAGATGCGGCCGGGCGCGCAATGGCCGCGCTCCCGCCCATCGGAAGTGAAGCCGCCGTCAGGCCCGCGCCGAGCCTTTCCGCCGCGTCTGCGTTTGTCATCTCGTCCGGGTGCATCACGGGAAGTTCACCGCGCAAAATGCGCTGCACGGCCTCGTATGGATCGGCCACCGCGCTAGGCCATGCCCATTGCGTCGTGCCGTCGCTCATCTCGTCACGAGGAACGAGGAAGCCGCGCCGCTTAACGGTCGGTTGCTCGATCTCGCGCAGCATTTGATCGAGGACGTCGGTCATTGCGCCCCCTGCTGCGCTGCGACGTTGCGAATTCCCGGCATGCCGGCGATGAAGTTATCGGCCGCGCGGATCGCTTCGAGGATCGGCCCCGTCTCTTTGTCGATAAAGCCGCGTTTCAGTTGCACCGGATCATTGCTGACGAGCCGCTTCGCGACTTCCATCGCAACGTTGCTTTGAACCTTTGCACGGCCGCGCGTCGCGCCGAGCATGATCGCCGCATACATGAGGCCGTGCGGGTCTAGCGGATTGCCGCCGCCACCGATGGCGCCAGCGCCGCCCACAAGCCCAAGCTCGACGAGCTGCCGGGCCGTCGTGCTGTTGCCCATGCCTTTGCGGATATTGTCGAGAATGTTTTCGCCGCGAACGAATAGCTCGACATCACGCGCGCCGCCAGGGCCGAGCGCCATTTCGATACGGCGCCGCGCCGCCGCGCTTGTGGCGATCTGGTTGAGGAGGTTCGTCCGATCGGCCGTCGAGTTGAGAAGGTCGACGTACTTCGAGGCGAAGCCTTCCGCGAACAGATCGCGCTCGCGCTTCGTCATCTTGTCGAGCGCTTGCTGTATGGTGTTTTCGTCGCCACCACGTAGCGACATCGTGACGAACTTTTCGCCGGCTTCCAGGGCGTTATTAGCCTTGAAGAACGTTTCAGCGACGCCGCGCGCTTCCTGATACGTCGGAACGGCCGCGTCGAGCCGCGCAACGAGCTTGTCACGGATCACAGTCAGATCGCGGACCTTAGAGGCTTCCTTGTTCTTGACGGCATCATTTATTTGCTCGTCGAGCTTCCGCTTGACGAGATCCCAATATTCGAGCGTTGGCGGCAGCTTGCCTTGTGCGCCCGGAAGGCTGGCGTCGTTCAGATGCTCGCGGATCTTTTCGGGTGTCCACGACCGAGCGCCGACAATGCCCTCGTCGGCGAGCATGTTTTCCATGTCGTGAGCATCGCGGAAGGCCGCCGCCGCTTCCTCGTCCTCGGGGCGATACCGGACATTGCCCCGCGCTTCGTCGTCGAGCGCGTCGAGAAGATCCTGCTTCGTCGGGCGCGTCTGGTGCTCGGGGAAAAACCCGGCTTCCCACGCCCTTTGCGCAGCGCTGTCGAGATCGTTGTCGATCTCCGGCCGCCCGAACATATTCTCTTGATCGGCAGGGCCGCGCGTGTCGCGGCGTTGTAGGCCGGGCCGCGTTGCCTTGTCCTCGATCTTGGCGAGATCGCCGCCATCGTCGACAACGCCACGGTTCCGAGCGAGGAAGGACGTCAAGGTTTCCGGCTTCGGCTGCTGGCGCTGTGCGTTCGTAAACGTCCACATATCGATAATGGCGTTCACGTCTTCTGTGTCGCGCGTCGGTCGACCTTGGCCGGATCGGAAGGGCTTCGCCGTCTGCGCTACAGCATCGGGAACGCCGAAGTTGTCGCCGGAGAGGTTGCGCAAGGCGCCTTGCTGTGACGGCGGCACGTCGACGTACATCACGCGCCCGCCCTGGATGCCCTCGGCACGTCGCGCGGCTTCCTCGGCGCCCATGACGTAAGTCGTCCCGGCCCCGAAATCGCCGTCGACGCGATAGAGCCGGAATTCCCCGACGCGCGGCGCTTGGGATGGCACCCGTTCTGCCATCTCCGGCAGATCGTCGCGGTTCACAGGCTCCGTTCTGCCGTGGGCAATGCCGCCGGCTCGACGGTTTTCGACCGACGTATTCGCGTCACCCATCGCCCGGCGCATGGCCGGCGCTTCCGTCAGACCCAAAATTTGATCGTCTAGAATGCCTTCGTCGCCTTCGCGGTACGACCGCGCGTAGGGAATAGCGCGCGCCTTATCGCCTTCCGCTTGGAGCTGTTCGCGCGTCAGGTGTGCAAGGGCCGGACTATCGACCTGATCGCGCATCATGTTTATTCCGCGCTGCGCCTGCTGTTCATAGCGAGGCTGCACAGCATCGTTGATGACGCGGCGAGCTTCTGGCGACTGATTGGCCGCCGATCGAGCAAGGCCGGACATCGCTTCGCCGCCGGTATCCATCACCCGGAAGTCAAGGCCCCATTGTTCGAGCCTTTCGACTTCGGCCGGCGTCAGCATCGGCTTGCCGCTGGCGATCTGCCCGTCGAAGTCCGCGCGTTGCGCGTCGGCGACGGCGCGATCGGCAGCTCGGGACGGATTGTAGACGCGCTCGGCCTGATTACGCACAGCGCGAGCACCGCCGAGGGCGAGATCGCGCGCACCGCCGACGATCGCAGTCGGGACGCCTGGCGCAAGGCCGGCCGTGATACCGCCGGCAAGGGCGGCCTTCGTCTTATCGATGCCCTGTTCGGACCCTTCCGAGACGGCGATCGCGTCGTTCGCCACGGATGACGCCGCGCCCAGGCCGAGGGCCGTCAAGATCCGCGTTCCGAGCGTCGAGCCAGCGCCGGCCGAACCGAGGAGGGGCAGCGTCGCGAGCGTTTGCGTGCCTACCTCGTCAAGATCGCGCCACGACGCGCCCGGCTTGTTGAGGTAGGCCCACTCGGTTTGACCCGGCAACATCACCATGGCGTTGCCGTGCTTGTCCTGCTTCGTCTGAATGCCGGGGACTTGCTTGCGCAGAATGTCGAGCTGTGCCGCCGGATCAGACGTGATCGCAGACCGTGAGATGACGGCCGGATCATAGTCGGGCGCCTTGCCGGCTTGCGCGTCTTCAAGCGTGATATTGCCGGCCTGCCCTGCGTTCAGCTCCGGCGCGTCGGGGAATTCCGTCCGGCCTTCACCCGTGACGAGGCTTTTCGCCCAGGCAACCCAGCCGGGCCGATCAGCTTTCGGATCGGGCGCCTTCGCCTTTGGCGCTGGAATAGAGCCGTCGAGATCCGACGTCCGACCGGGCACAAGATCGTCGAACGTCAGGCCGGGCGCCCCGCTTTCAATCTTGCGCTTGGGAATGAGATCGTCGAAATCGAGGGTTGCCATCTCACAACCCCGGCGGCGGATTGATCCCGTTCGAGATCAATCGTTGAATGACGGCCTCGCGATTTGCGCCGTCCGCTATGGCTTGACGTGCCTTGTCGACGACCGACGCGGCGTCGTTGTCGTTTCCATAGGTGTCACCGTATGCCTTGCGCAAACGGTCGCGGCTTTCCCGCGCGAACGTGACTATCTTCTGCAAGTTCGTTTGGAATTGCTCGACCGACTGGCTTTGCATCAGCGCAGAAAGGTTGTTCTGCAATATCTCGTTTTCGCGGTCGGAGATCGCGCCGAGGGCGCCGCCCGTCTTTGAGGCGTCGCGCATCGCTTGCAGCACCGAGAAGCCCACTTGCGACTTGAGCGTTTCGAGATTGGCCTTGACGTTCGCCGCTTCGCCGCCGGGCATATTCGGAAACATACCCATGACGCCGGTAATCCGGCCCAACGCCGGATTATCGTGGATCGCCTGTGCTTCTCGCTCTAACCGCTCAAGGCCCTTGATCGAGCTGTCGAGTGCGGCCGTTGCTTGCGGCTTGTTGGCGAGCGCTTCGCCTTTTTCCTGCCCATACTTCTTGCCGCGCGCTTCGCCCTCAACGTCTTTTGTCAGGTTTCCGACCGAGCCGCCGCCATGCCGACCTATGATCTCCGTCGACGTCCCGCGATCGACCGTCGTCGTCGGCGGCAGGACTTCGAGCCCTTCGTCGATCTTCGTCAGAACGCCGCGACCGTCCTTTCCGACTTGCAGCAAGCGCACCTTGCCGTCAGGGCCGCGCACATACTGCGGATTTAGCCCCAGCTCGTTTGCGCCGGGACGCCCGAGGTCATTGCGAGCGACTTCGCGGTTCTTGCCGTCGAAACGGATCTCGCCCGGCTTCAAATCGTAAGGCGTCGGCTTCTGCGGAATGAGTGAGCCGAGCAAAGCCTGTTGCACGGCCGGATTGCGCGCCGCGGCGCGGGCCGTGGCTTCGTCGAGCCCATGCTGCATGAACAGGGCGACCGTCTCGTTCTGGTTGTCGTATTTGTTGACGTCGACCGCATGCCCCTGCAATGCACGGCCGAAGTCGTAAACCGTTTCGGAGAGCCCGCGCGATTGCTTGGCCGGGACAGGACTTGCGTTGTTGATGTTCTTGGGCGCCACGTCCTGCGGCTGTGCTGCGCTCGGCGTGTACGGCATGCCCTGATCGACCGTCGAGGCAACGTCTCGAACCTGCGGCTTTGCCGTCTCGTCGGGAGGCGTCACGCTAATTCCGGGCGTACTCGATATGATGCCGGCAATCATTTGAGAGACGACCGGGTTCTTGAATAGATTGTCTTCCGCGTCAACGGCGCCGATGCCCTTGAACAACTCGGATAGAGTGGACATCGTTAGCCCTCCATCTCGGCTGCGCGTTGTGTGGCGAGCCCGTAGTCGACGAACTTCACGCCGTCGACCTCGTGAACGGCGCCAGGGACAACGGCCTCTACCTCTTGCGCCATCAGGCCGACGTGAACGACCGGATTGCCGAGGTATCGGAAGCTGTAAACCGGCTGGCCATCGTTAAGCGTGCCGATCCGGCGAACGTCCTGCTTCATGCGACGATCGGAGAGCGAGCCGATAGCAGTCGCGACCGTTCCAACGTCTTTCAAGCTGGCCGAAACGCCCCATTTCGAGCTTTTCGTTTGCGACGTGCCGCTTTCCTGCGATCCGAGCTGGCCGGCCGGGAAGAAAATCTCTGCCCACCGCTTCATATCTTCCGCTGGCATGGCTTTAAGCATTTCCTCGACTTTAAGGATCGTCTCAGGCCCCCAAAGCGAGGCGTCGACGCCAGCCTGCCCGACGTCAATTCCGGCAATGCGAAGTTTTTCGCGCATCTCGTCGAGAGCTGCGGCCGTCGTCTGCGTGTCCTTGTTCGCGCCGTAGATGTCGCGCGCCGCCGCGTCGGTGCGGCCTTGCTCCCGATTGAACTGATCGAGGAGAAGCGGCGTCTGCGCGTCGGCCACGCCCTTTGCGATCGCCCGCCCTTCGTACCCTGAAAAGTCGCGGCCGGCAGATGCAAAACGTCCCTCAACAGCTTCCGAGGCGTTGTCGCCGACAAGCTGCAACATCGCTTGCAGATGCGGATTGTTGAGAATGTCCAGGTTTTTTCCGTCCGCCGTATCCTTCACGCGCGCATCAAAATCGGCATAGCCAGCCTCGACGGCCGGCGATCGGCTTTCAGTCTCGAATAGATCGGTCGCAACGCCCTTGATCGCGTCGGTGAAGGGATGCCCGGCCTTGGCCGTGGTTTTGATCTCGTTAGCCGCTGCGATCTGATCCGGCGTCGGGCCGGTTGGCGTCGTGCTCATCGCCGATCCGGCCTTGCCGAGAACCTGTTGAATATAGGGAATGGCCACGTCCCACGGGTCGGACTGCGCTTGACTTTTCGTGTCCTTTTTCTCTCCGCCGATGCCGCCGCTCATGCGATCGCCCTTTCGTAAACAGCGGTGTCACCCGCGCCCGAGATGACGCGACTGTCAGTGAATATCCGCGACCAGCCGAACCGGCCGGCGAAGCGTGCGGCGTCGCAGCCTTCCTTGCGCGCGAATTGGTCGATCGTGTCACGAGCGAGGATCGCCCATCGCTTTAGCTCGGTTCCGGCGAGCGCAGACACGACGAGATATTTCCCGCCGGCCTCGCGCTCGTAAATCTCCGTCACGAACACGCCGAGAATGCGCGGCGGGAATGTCTCGCAAGCCATCCAAACGAGGGCGTCGCCGCTTTCGACGCTATCGATCACCGTCGCCATTTTTGTTTTGGCGACCTCGCAGCCGCGCATCAGATGCGGGCGCAGCCTCGGAAGCATCTCCCGAACCGCGAACGGTGGAACGCAGAGCACGTTAACCGAGGCAGACATAGCCGAACTCCCGATCGCTTGTGTCGACTGGATGCGTCACGGTGAAATTGCCCTGTCCGACTGCGGAAACGTAGACGTCGCCAGCAGCCAGGGCCGCCGCAGCATCGGCCGTGCGAGGCATCAGCAGAACTTGGCTGTCGACGCCGCAATTCATCGCCTCGACGACGGTCGACGTCGCGGGATCATCCGCAAGGTTGAACGTGCCGACCGCATTCGACCGGCCCTCGAACAGCTCGCGGATCGCCTGCGACAGTCGTTCGGGATTGCGCTCGTTCGGCGCGGGGACGTTGCCGCTCATAGCCGCGACCCCCTGATGAAGCTATAGTCCGTCGTGTCGACGCCCTTCGCATATGTCCAGGCCACGCCGGCCGGAATGCGAACCCGAGGCCGCATCGAGCGCGCGTCTTCAAGCACGCAACAGAAGCCGTCGCTATCCATCGCGCTTTCAGAGCTGGCGACATAATCGCCGTGCAGCGTGTCGCGCTTCGTGACGGAGCCGAAACATTCCTCGGCATCGGTGAGAGGAAAGAAGCCGTCAGTCGTCATCCGCCAGCCGTCAATCCGCTGTTCCGGCCCCTCAATCACGGCCTCAAGGACCGGGCCTGAGAAGAACCCGAGCTGATGATCGCTGTTGAAGCATGCGAGGTTCGGCAGCGTTGCCGTCGACACGTCGTCGAGTGAGAACGACAGCAAGTCGATACTGCCGGCGATAACGCCGCCTGACGTGTAGGAGCCCGCGAACGTCGATCCGATAAGGTCGACGTGCGTCCCGTCGATCACGTCAATCTCGAAATTGCCGTTCGCGTTGGTCACGCCGCCAACGCCGGAGATCGTCTTAAATTCGCCCGTCGTCAGGCTCGACGTGTCGCCGACCTCAAGGCGGATCAGGCCGGACCCGTTGTCTACGGCGTCCGTGATCTCAAGGGCGCCAGGCGCAATCGCGTCGAGAGCTTCCAGCGTCAGGCCAGGACGCGAGGCCGAGGCGAAGAACTCCCCCGTGATCGAGAGCGGCGCACCCCACCGCTTGAGCAGCGTATTGTACGGCAACACCTTGTCGAACAGATCGTCGGGACTGCTGGCGCTCTTGTAGCTCCAAAACACAAGATCGCGCTTCGGATCGGCACCGCCCAGGATGAATTGTGGAAAGTCCAGCGCCGCCGCCGCGAAAAATGTCCGGTCGACCGCTTCGGCGCCTATCGGGGTTAGGCTGCCGTCGAAATTCAGCTCGACAAATCCGCTCGTCGCTAAGAAGAAATGCCGGCCGCCGGTTGAAATGAGCGAATATTGCGCCAGAATGCCCTTGTTCTCGCCTACGCGCTTGATCGCGAAAATGACGTCCGAGCCGGGTTGGTAGACGATCGTCCGCACCGCCAGCGCTTGCAGGATGAAGCCGAATTCGCCGCCGGCAATCCGCAGGGCGCGCCCGCCGTCCGGGAGATCCTGAAAGTCACTGCTTCCGGTGCCGAACGTCCAATTTTCGGTGTCATTCAAGCCGCACCACGCGACGCGCTGCGGATCGTCGAGAAGATCGGCCAGCATGACGAACCGCCCGACGACACCGATCGCGCCGGCTTGCGGCGGATTGTCGGGATTGTCCTCGAATTCCGTATCCGACGCGAGATCGAACCGCTGCAAAACGACGTTGCGGTGCGTCGCCAGCACGAGATTATTGAACTGCACAAATTGCCATTGCGACTTAGTGTCGAGCCCTGCATACGGGCCGCCGCTTTGACTGACGTTCGAGAAGATCAGCGTCGTATTGTCGAGCAGAAACAGATCGGTTTCAGTCGCCGCGAAAAAGAACGCTTCGCCGTCGAGATCGGCCGAGAAGTATCCGCGACACCGAGAGCCCAACGCCTCGGACACGGCCTCAAGGCTCGGGAATGGGCCGTAACCATCAGCGCGCGGGATGACGTTCGCCGCTTCCGCAACGATCTTTGTCGCCGTGTCGCTGAGATCGGGCCGGAATTCGCCGAACGGGATCATCAGAAGCCCCACGCTTGGACGCGGCCCGTTCCACGGGAGGCCCGAAGGCCGCGCAAGGCAGATCGAGCACGATAGACGGGGCCGTTCTCATTCTCCGGCGTGTAGAGCGCGACCATATCGGGCCGCTGTAGGACGTTCAGGAACAGCTCATACTTGGCATGCTGGCGGATCAGGTTTTCGCCGTCCGTCATCCATTTATTGTTTTCGGTGCTGTCGCCGGCGGGTGCGGCAAGCATGAAATGCCCGGCCATGCGAACCGTGTAGACCTGATCCGGGACCGGATAGAGCCGAAATTTCTCGTTGAAGTATGAGAACTCGGACGGCATGCCGGTGTTTGTGCCGCCGCCCGATGATAGCTCTAGCTCCTCGTCATAGTTGCGGAACAGCTTGAACGAGTGCCCGCCGTGTTCCAGGCGAAGCCAGTCGAGCCGGATCAGCAGAGGAATGTTGGCGTTGTCGGCGCTGTCGTAAAATTCCTGCGATGCAACAGTCGGGAACGTGAGGCCGCGCGTTTCGGTGAAGGTAAAGATTTCCTTCTGATAGTGCTGGATTGCGCTCGCGATGGCCTCGGCGATCTGCGTCGTCAGATCTGTTCGCCGAAGCTCGCGAGCGATGCGCGACTTCATCGTTCCCAACGTGCTCATGCCGCCCTCGCCAGCTTCGGACGCGCGACGGCATACGTCCGATTGCACACGCGCATTTCAATGTCGTGTGTGTCGATCTCGAACCGCTCGCGCGCCGCGTCGTCGAGGATCATCGTTGCGCTGGCCAAGGCGTCGCCGAGAATGTGGAACACGCCGTCGCGGCCGTACTTGTGCGGAGGCCCGTCGATCAGGGCGACGCCGAAATGCTCTGGCAGATCGCGAGGCCCGATGTCGTACCAGATGCAACCGCCTTGGGGCATGAGCGGCGCCAGGTGCAACACGACGTTGGACGTCAGATCGTAACGTTGCAGCCATTGCCCGGTTTGCTGCCAATAGAGAACGTCGTGTTCGAGCGCATGCAGCTTGCGCGACGTGCCTTCCAGGGCAAGGCTGATAACCAGCGTCGACAGGCCCGATCCGGTTTCGAGAACGTCGCCGGAGCCGTTCTTGACCTCGTGAAACAGCTCGTGCAGCCCTTCCGGCATCATGGGCCATTCGGTCACGCCGAAGGCTTCAAACAGCTTGCGGAACGTCGAGGGGCCGGTTTTGCCGGCGCGGATCATGTCGACGGCCTCGCAGAAGCCGGGATTTTGCAAGCCCTGCTGCCGGCGCAGGAAGTTGCCGAGATTGCCTGTCCAAGCCTGTTCGCCGACGTGATCGAACTGCATTTCGAGATCGGCAAAGCATTTGAAGCCGAGATGGCGCGCTTTCAGGCACAGCACGAGATCGCCGGAATGCCGGTTGCTGTGATCGCCGACCTCGATCGACAGTTTCATTTCAGAGGCGAAGGCGCGCTCGCAGATCGCCGCGATCGGGATCTTGCCCGTCGCCTCGTCCTCGGGACTGTCCCAAAAGACGCGGCCTTTATCGACTTCCCACTTGTGCAGGGCTTCGATGACCTCACGCCGAATTCGCATAAAGCCCGTGGGCACCTTCGGCATTTCAAACAGGCCGTGTTCGTTCGCGGTGCGCGGGCCGGTGTTGCTGCCGGGATGGAAAGGATACGTCTCGACCTCGTTCTTGTGGCGATAGATGCCGGCAACGATGTCGCCGGGCGCTGAGAGCAGCCGCAGCACATCTTGGGGCCGCCAGCCCATATCGCTATCGATGAACAGAAGATCGGTGCAAGGCGTCGTCAGAAATTCGCGGAAAATCTTGTTGCGCGCGTCGTCGACGTGGCAATCGTCCGCGAGAAGATGGAAGTCGGTTTTCACGCCGAAGCGGATCAGCGTCTCGATGGTCGCGACGATGCCCATCACATAGGGCACGCACAGGCCGCGCGACGTCGGCGTTGCGATCATGACGTGATAGGGCAGAGCTTGCGTATTGAAATCGCGCGCAGCTTCGCCGCCCTGATAGTGGTGATGCTTTGGCATATCTTCCCCCGAAGATGATCGGGGCGACCGGATGGCCGCCCCGTAGTGTCTTACGCCTGGCCAGCGACGCGGCCGGGCACATAGGCAACGACCAGCGTCGCAACGCCGGCAGACGCCGCCGTTCCGGTTGCCGCCGTGTACTTGGCGAAAACTTCGGTGTCCTGCGTGAAGGACAAAGCCGCGCCGATGGTCGACTTCTTGCCGCCCGTCGTCGAAGCTGCGGCGACCGTGCTCGTCATGATGTTATTGTAGGACGACGAGTTGGTGCCGATGACGAGGCGATTTGTGCCGGCCGAGTTGAAGCCGGTTTCGATGCGTGCGCCAGCGTCGAGGATCATCGAGCCGGCCGGGACTTTGCCCATCGACACGCCGGTTGCGATGCCCGTCTCATTGTACGTTACGCGCTTGCGCAGATAGTGAACCTGATTTGTTTCGTACTTCTGCGCGTCCGTCTGTAGTGTTCCGGTGCCCATAGCGAGCGCTCCTATTCCGAGATTGAAGGATTACGCAGCGGCAGCGGCGTAGGTGGACACGACGAGCGCGCCGAAGTCGGAGCTGTTAAACACCGTCTTCTTCATGCCCATGATGCAGAAGGCGCCGACTTCGAGCTTGCGCTTGTGGTCAAGCAATTCCTCGTTCCAGCGGTATTTGCTGGGGCCGTGCTTCTTCCCGTAGGCAACCGCCGCAGCCTGTGCGCCGAGCAGCACCGCGCGCCGCGTATTGGCGACGGCAGTCGTCGGCGTCGACGAGTTGCAACCAAGCGGAATGTCCTGCGACACGCGCAAGATTACGCCGTTGTACTCGCCGAGCGCGCCCGTATAGATCGGCGACTTGGAGCTATCAGAGCCGGCCATTGCCGCCTTCTGAATGTCGAGCCACTGACCCGTTGCGGTGTTCGTCCGCAGGGACGTCACCTGATACGGATGGAGGTACATGACATATTTCAGCTTGCCGCCGATGCGGAGCGGGCGGATCTTGTTGTTTCCGACCGATGCCTTCTCGACGGCGCTGTCGATCAGCCCGAGCACGAACGGGTGGCTGCTCGTCAGCGATTGATCGTTTGCCTGCGCGCCAGCGCGAAGGATGCGATCAGACGACGGAGCCGTTGTCGCGATCATGCCGGTGTACTTGATGTCGACTTGGGCCGTGTTGCCGCACACCTGGTTAAAAAATGCTGCGGAGTTGCGGTCGGCCCACCAATCGCCGAGCGCGCCACGGCATTCCTCGCGAAGATCCCACGGCACGCGCTGATGGTCGATCGTGTTCTCGGACTTCGCGGCGACGATGTGGAACAGCTCATTGATCGTCACGTCGTCGTAATAGATCGACAAGCCTTCGCCCTGCCCCTCGGCGACGTCGCTCTCAGTCTTGCCGGCGCCGGACAGACGAGGACGCAGCGAGAAGCGCACCCGATCGCCGGGGCCTTTCGTCGTTTCCTCTTTGATGTGAATGATGCTGTCAGGGCTTGTGCCCATCAGCGGCGCAATGTCGGTGCTGTCACGCTCGGCGACTTCGAGACGCTTCTGCCAAAGTTTTACGGCGTTCGCGTCGTTCACGCCAAATGAGTTCTCTGCCATAGCTTCGCCCTCGTCAGGGATCGCCGGGCGCGTTTAGACGCAGCTCGGGCGATGCCGATTGAATGCCTGTTGTTGGATTGGCCTATATCGGGGCCAGCCGGAGCGCAGACGTCACGCCGTCGCGCGATTGCGGATCATTTTACGGCGACCAAGCCGAAAGGGATTTGCACCCTGCCCGACGCGAACACGCTGGCCATCTCGTCGGGCAGTGGATGCTAGGTCGACTTACATGCCGCCTACGCTTGCCCTCGCGACTTCATCCAAGCTCGAAACTTGTTCGGACCTAAATCCCGCTCGAACTTCAATGCGTCTTCGGTGGGCATATTGATAAATTCGTCGACGCTCGGCAAGCCGTCACTCTGCGCAGCGCTGCCCTTGCCGGTGATCGAACGCGACGCCTCTTGCACCTTTGCAATCTTCTCGATCGCTTCCTCGGCTTGCTTTTTCGGATCGTCCTTCGGATCTGCGGCTTTCTTCACATAGCCCAAATCCTCGGCGAGCCCGTACAGCGTTTCGGCCATGCCTTTCTTCGCGCCTTGCGCTTCGCGAGCAATGTCGACCAGCATCGCCGTCACTGTCGCTTGCACCTTGTCGGCAGCAACGCCGCGACGCGCCGCCGTCTTTGCCAAGGTCGACGACAGATGATCGAGCGCGGCGCCGAAGTCGGGTGTCGTTTTGCCGTAAGCCGCGACGTCGCTTTCAAACTGCGAGCGGAACGTCTGGACTTCGTTTCGCTTCGCGTCGGCCTGCGCGCGCTCTTGCGCCTGCTGATGTTGCCACTCTTGCCGGCGCGCCGTCTGCTTCAACGCGCCGATGTAGTCGACGGTCGGATCAATCGTCGCTTCCTCGAACGGGTTTTTCGGCGCGTCGGCTTTCTTGTCGCCGCCGTCCTTGTCTTCCGGCTTCAAGAACTGATCGAGGATCGCCGAGCGCTCGTCTTTGGCTGCGAGCCTTTCGCGAAGCGTCTGCGCTTCGGTCTGCGCTTCCTGCCGCCGAATGCGCTCGCGGTGCAAAGCCTGGTGCGACACCCACTTATTCGTGCGCTTGTCCCGAACCTGCCCGTTGGCGTCGAGTTGTAGAAACTCCGTGTCGATTAGCTGCCCTTCGGCCGGGTCATTCGGCGGCAAATCGGCGTTTTCGACGCTAGAGCCTGTTTTTTGCGTTTCTAGGCCGGTCGCGTCGTTCTGGCTACTACCCCCGCTGTACTCTTTGGCGAGGGCATCAGCCGCCGCAGGATCGGAGCCCTGCGAGTTGATGAAAGCCATTTCTGCGGGAGTGAAGTCGGACGAGCCCTGATCGGCCGTCTGAGTTGTATCGGTATCCATCTAGCGTCCCCTATTTGGCATGCGAGCCGCGAAACAGCTTGAAGGGGATCGGCAAATCAGCTACCGGCCCAAATCAGCCATTTCACGGCGACAAGCGTCGAGCTGTAAGCAGCTCCGCCGCCAAGATCCGGGACCAAGGTCTAGGCATCATCAGAAGGCCCCAGGGTTGCAGCCCTCGGGGCCTTCGCAGTTTCTAGGCGCCGAGTATCTCCGGCGTGACGCCCGACAGCTTCTCGCGCAACGCCTCGCGATCTTCCGCGATGCGGGCAAGGTTGCGCGCCTTGCGCTCCGTAGTTTCCTTCGCCTCGATCAGCGGCGCCGCGATCTCGTCCAACGCCTTCACGTCGGCGAGCAGGTTCGCATACCGGCCCTCATCAATGCCGGTTGGCTGATTGATGGCGATTGTGAGCTTGTCGGTGATGATCTTGCGTGCTGCGAGCACGGCGTCGAGCGTTAGATCGAGTTTCATTGCGTCCTCGTGTCTATTGGCAATTCGGGAAATGTCTCTTGGCGGCGATACTCGCGGGCGCCGTCCAATTGGTTCCCGTGATCGTCAAAGAAGCGGATCATCTCGCCGCGCAACACTGCGGCCTGCACTCTCGGTCGGCCGCCGAATGCGCAGAGAAGCAACAGCCAAAGAGCTTGGAGCACCAGAGCCCGAAAGAATTTCTCCTCGCTCATATCCCCCCCCCCTATGCCGTCAGAGCCATGTCGAGCACGTCGCCGCCCTCGATCACAGCGCCCATTGCGTTGCAAAGCCGTCGCATGTCGTCGACGAACGAATTCGGATCGAGCGGCGTCATGTCCTCGCGAGCGCAGAAGTCGCGATATGCCTTGAACAAGTCTTCGAGATCGACCTTGGACCCGTCCGCGTTCGCTGTGCAGGTATGAACGAACTTTATCAGCGATGCCGCCGGCTGGCGCGGTATCGCCTTTTGCTTCTTTGGTGCCGGCCGCTTCATCGGGACAACGTTCATGTGTGCGACTGACGTCGAGGGCGTCGGGAGCGGTTCGGGTTGAACGACTTCGACCGGCTTCGCAACAGTTTCGGCAGTTTTTGCAGTTGTGGCCGGTTTAGCCTCACCGCCCAGCAGCCACACCGCCAGCGAGATCAGCAGCGCCGAAACGAGCGACGTCGTGACGGGGATCGTCAACGGCCAGATCGTGCGGAATTGCGCTTCGGTGATGTAGCCCGTCGCAGCGATACGGCTTGCGAGACTGTCGACGGTTGCGCCTTTCGTGCCCCGGAGCGCGGCGACGGCCTTGTCGAGCACGACTTGCGACGCATTCCGAGCTTCCGACGCGGCGAGGCACTTCGGGCCAATCGCCGAGCCTACGGGATTGCCCTTCTTGTCCTTCGCGACGTTGGCGCACTCCCGATCGACGTTCGTCTGATCCGTATCGAGGCGAGCGCGGGCCGCTTTTTCGTCAGCCAACGCCAGCCGACGAGCCAATGCGGCGTCCTCGCGGCTCGCTTGCGCCGTGTCAACGGCCGATCCGGTTCGCGTCAGGCCGGAGATGATAACGATCGCCAGCACGACAAAGAACGACGCCCACAGGCCCAGGGCGAGGAGCTTCCGGCCCTTCCACGCCAACGACGCGCACGCCGGCAACAGCGAAACGACCGCAGCGAGGCCGACGCCGGCAAGCGTGACATACGTCCAGCCGCCTTGCTCGGCGATCAGGTATTCGTGCACGCCGATCACTTCGACGCCGGCAAAGTAGACGCCGCCGATCAGGGCGAGGATGCCGATCAGGATCTTCATTCGGCGCCCCCGTTGCTGACGTAGGCGTTCACCGCATGCTCGATCAGCTCCGTCATGGTGACGTTGCGTTGCTCGGCGACGGCCTGCATGAGCTTCTTGAATGCCGGCTCAAACTTGAGGTTCACTTGTACCGTCCGGTCACTCTTGACGCGCCGTCGATGGTTCATAGGCCGCGCCTCGCGAACGCGACGGCCTGAGATTGACCTGTCATCCGTCCGAACGTGCCGCTTGCGCAGCGCATCGAACAGGCTGCTTGCCTCGTCCTCGCTGATGTCTGCGGTCATGCCTTGGCCCTCGCGCTTGCAACGGCCCGTTGCACGACTTTCCACAACGCCGCAATTTCCTCGGCGCACTTGCCGTCGCGCTCGGCTTCCGGCCCGGTTTTGCCGGCGAGCATGGCCGTCACATAGGCCCGACGATGGCCAACGGTTTCTTTGAGCACGCGGCCGGCTTCGGCGAGATACGTCGCGGCGCCCGCGTCGAGCTTCCAACGCGCCTCGACGTCGTTCAACACGAACGCGAACGGCTTGCTTTCCTCGCCGATGATCTCGACGATCTGATCCATCGCCTCGACGTCGATCGAGGTTTTCGACGGGACGAGCACAAAGTCGGCGATCTCGACGGCGTTCTGAATGTCGTCGACCAGGGCCGGAGGCGTATCGACGAATAGCCAGTCATACCCTTCCGCCGCAACGTGGCCCAGGGCTTCCGGCGCACACTCGACGTTCAAAAGCTCCGGCTGATCCAACCCATTGTTCCCCCGGACCTGTGCCCAGCGGGAGAGCGAGGCTTGCGGATCGGCGTCGATCAGGCCGACCCTGTGACCCTGCTTTGCCGCCCAGCATGCCAGGCAGGCCGAGAGCGTCGTTTTGCCGACGCCGCCCTTCGTTGCCGCAAGCACGACGACCTTAGTCGACGGCCTAGATTTTGGCGCTCGCTTCTGCATATCTTTCCCCTAGCCAGCGATCTAGATATATAGATCAACAACCCCCATCAGGCGCCCTATTCGCCGGAGATTGTCAATCTATATCTGATCTAGATGCACAGCTAGTTCACCGTCGCCCCCGCCGGGACGCCGCCGGATAGATCGGGACCGGCCGGCGCTGGCAATCTAGACTGCCCAGGCACCGCGTTATAGAGCCGAGATGCTTCTGCAAGGCTGGCACCCGTTGCAGCGGCACCAATCAGCTCAAGGATGCCGTCGAGGTTCGTCTTGTTCGCCTGCGCTCGGTCCTTGGCCGCTCCGGCGCGCGTCTTCTCGGCTTCCGCCAGCGCCGTTGCGTCGGCGATGTCGGCGCGTTGCTCGGCTTTCGGGTCCGGCTGTTCGATCATCTGCTTGAGCGCGTCGACCAGCTTCGACGGCAACGGCGAATATTCGAGCAGCAGGACCAGAACTTGCGGCGTGAGCTTGTCGCGGATCGCCGGCAACATCTGCATGATGATTTGCCATGTCTCTTGCTTCTGGTTTGGCGATGTCGGGGCGTCCTCGACGATCACGTCATAGTCACCAGCGACGGCCTGCTTTTGCAACGCGATGTAACGCTTCGCCCCGTCCTCCCCGATGATCGGGATCAGGCGCCCATCGGAAAGGAAGTTTTGAATGTAGTGCAGCCGGTTGATACCGATGTAGCGGCGCATCCGCCGGAGGCTATCGAACAGCGTCGCGAGGATTGTCATCGCGGCTTGTTTGCGCTGCGCTTCCAACACCCCGGGTTGATTGGCGTCGCGAAGGCCGAGAATTTCCATGTTCACGCCCGAGACTTGCCGGATCTCCTCAAGGGCGAGCTGCAACATACCGTCTAGGCCGTTGATGTTGCCGGCGCCAGGCTTGGGGATGATCTTTTGCTTTGCGAGCGCCCCGTGTGCGGCCCAGGTGATCGCATCGGGCGCCGCATAGTTCTCCTCGGCTTGCTGCGGATCGTCGAAAGCGTCCTTCTCGGCGATAATGCCGCCCTTCGCCGTCGTGTTCAAAATCGCGATGATCTGCGTTGCCCACTTGTTCGCCCACCGCTGCGGATCGCGAATGACCGTGACCAGGCCGAACCATGTCCCGGCGTTGTCGTCCGGTTCGCCGGTCATGCAATGGAAGCTGAAACCTTTCG